GGAAATCTAGTTTGTGGAATATTATGTTTTTGGAATTATCTTATATCAATGAATATTATTTTTTTAACAATTGGAGCTCTTAACGTAGGGGTTTTTATGTTTGGAAAAGAGATTATAGAAACTATGAATCAAGATGACAAATGAAAATTTTTAAATGAAAGTATTATGGAAACCAAATGAAGGAGCACAAACAAGAGCCTTATCAATCGACGACTCAGTATATGAAATCTGCTATGGTGGGGCGAGAGGTGGGGGAAAAACAGACGCTGGTATTGCATATATGCTCAAAGGCACTAGTGATCCTACTTTCACTGGGCTTGTTATTCGTAGGAACCATACTGACCTTCGTCAATGGATTGATAGAGCTCGTCAATTATATCCTCACGCAAAGTTCACAGGAAAACCAACAGTAATTGAATTTCCAAATGGATCAAAGATTTATACAGGACACCTTAAAGATAAAGATGCCTATGCAGCCTTTCAAGGCTGGGGGGTGCAACGTCTCCTATTAGAGGAGGCAGGGCAAATTCCACGTGAAGAAGATTATATGAAATTAATATCATCTGTACGTTCTACTAATACGATTAAACCTCAAATATTTTTAACTTGTAATCCAGGGGGTCCAGGACACGCTTGGATTCAAAGACGTTTTAAAATAGACGTAAAGGAATCAAATAAAGCCTTTAAAGACCCTGTTAGTGGAAGATATAGAATATATGTACCAGCAACTATATATGATAATCCAAAACTTATGGAAGCTGATCCGGATTATGTGAATTATTTAAAATCTTTACCATCACCACTTAAAGAAGCTTGGCTCGAAGGTCGTTGGGATATTTTTGCTGGACAATATTTTAAGGAGTGGGACCCTTCATATCATATTATGGATATAGAAGATGCAAAGAAGATTGGTTATGGAAATCCTAATAATTCAAAATTTTTGGGCATAGATTGGGGGTATGCAGCTCCACACGCAGTAATTTTTACTGAGGTTACTGATAAGGGACGTGTTTTTATTTTTGATGAAATATATGGTAAAGAAAAACATCCAATGGAATTAGGAGAAATTATTGCTAAAAAGTGTCAAGGTCATAATATAGAGATGAGTCTTGGTGATCCTAGTATGTGGACAAGAAACCCTATGTCGTGGAGACAAGAACACGCATCTATGTATACGGATGCATCTATAGCCCACGCAATGATGGGTTCTAGTGAACAGCCCTATGTTCCAAATTTAAATCCTGCTAATAACGATAGGATAAATGGTTGGGCGAATGTATCTCAACTTATGAAGGTAGAGGAAAATAAACCACCAAATTTTGTAGTAATAAAAGGTTCTGCACCTAATTTAGTAAGAACTATACCTGAGATGATTTGTGATGAAAAACGACCTGAAGATTTAGATACAACTTTAGAGGATCACGTTCTCGATGCCTTACGATATAATTTAAGTCATATTCAAGCACCTGAGAGAGTTAAAAAGAAAACTAAAGATGAATTAAAATATGAATCTTTAATTAATCCAGAACCTAAAAATTGGAACTATGATTGGAGTAAATGATGCCAAGATATAAAAAATATGCAAACGAAACACCAGAACAAGCAAAAAAACGTATTGCTAAAAATAAAAAAGAAGATAAAAAATTATTTGATGGCGTTAAGAAAAAACGTAAAAGACGTATGTATGAAGATGGTGATGACTATAACGATTATGTATTAAGTGGTGAATAATTAAATGGCTAAGAAAAAATATAAAGATATAGACGTAGATATGGATTCTTATAAAGAAGGTGATATAGGTATGATTAATCACCTTGAGAAAATGTTTATTGCAGCTAGAGATGGTCGTAAAGCTCAAGTAAACAGATGGAGAAGAAATGAAGAGTTATATAACGGAGACATTTTAAAACCATTCAATCTACCTAAATATAAAACTCGTATAGAACCTAATATTGTACATGGTGTATTAGAAACTATGTATTCTATTATAACAGATCGTCCTGGAGTAGTAGACGTGATGCCTAAACGTGAAGAGCAAATGAAATCAGCTTATGAAGCACAAAAGGCAATAGAGTGGGTTATGGATGATAAAAAAGCAATTCGTGCTTTAGCTGGAATGAAAAGAGATGGTTTAACTTTTGGAAATGGATTTTTAAAATTAGCGATAATAGATGATGAAATAGAATTTATTAATCCAGATATATTCACCGTGTTTGTTGATCCACTCGCTACATCTATACAAGATGCTCAATGTATAATATTTGCAACTCCAACATATTGTGACAATGTTAAAGATCAATACGGAAAGGAAGTAAGTCCAGAAGGGAAAATAGATGAATATCGTTCTTTTATAAAGAATGAAAAATCTTATGCTACAGATAAAACTCCTGAATTAGGAAGGTCAGACAACCAAGAAGATATGAAATCAACCGAATATAAAGGTGGTATGTGCATATTAAAAGAATCTTGGTATTATAAGGGGAGCGAACTTCGTCTCGCCACTTGGTCTGGCAAAACACTCCTCCAAGACGAAAAAGCTCCCTATGACTTTATTCCTGTAGTTATGTTTAAAAATTATCCTTCTGCACATTCTTTTTATGGTAAGGGAGAGCCAGAAGTCGTTGAGTCTTTAGCAGTAGGTTCGAGTATTGCTTTAAGTCAAGGTATGGATAACCTTATATATCACGGTAATCCCGCTATAGTTATGAGTAAATCTTTAGCTAAAATATCGGGTAATAGACCAACTGATAAACCAGGACAAGTATTTTATACAAATGGTCCACACGAAAGAATTGACAGATTAAGTGCTGGAAATATAAGTGCATCAACTTTACCATTTGCAGAGAGTATGATTAAACTAGCTGATAACGTAAGTGGTGTACACGAAGTATCAAGAGGTGTTATTAGTGGTGGTGTTACGGCTTCAAGGGCAATAGCACAATTACAAGAAGCTGCCCAAACAATTATCCGTACAAAAGAACGTGAAGTAGGTAGTGATGCAATAATAGATATATATAAAATGACACTAGACTTATTGTCAAACAATTATTCTAGAACAATTAGTATAAGAAAACCAGCCGATGATGGTACTGGTTTTATGTTTGAAGAAATACAACCATATGACTTAGATACAGATATGGATTTTTCTTATGTTCCTGGTTCTTCTCTTCCTGAATCAAGAGCTTCAAGAATGGATCAAGCACTAGATTTAATTCAAGTTGGACTTTTAGATCAAGAATCTTTCTGGAAATGGACACAAGTCGATGGAACAAAAGAAATGATAGATCAAATTTCAAAAATGAAAGCAGAGCGAGAAAGAGCAAAACAACAAGAATTAGATGTGATGCAAAATTCAACTGACGAAGATGAAATTTTAGAAGCACTATTAAGACAACGTGAACTAACAGGTCAAGCTGAGAAAACAAGAGAAGCTGTAGTGGAGGGTACTCGTGCAAAAAACCAATAAAATAATAACACTAAAGGATTGGTGTAATAAAAACGGATATGATGGGGTAAATAAAGAATGTCTTTTAAGTGCATACCAATCTGAAAATCCAAATATAGTAAAATTAGCAAAAAGAGAAAAATTAAAAGGACTTGTGTCCGAAGGAGTAGAAAATGGCTGAACCTAACAGTAATACTGGTGGAATGATTGATCCAGATGAAAGAAAAAAACGTGACAAATTAAGAGCAATGTTAGATACAATGGACTTTGCAAAGCTTGAAGCTATGGAAAATTTTGTTGTAAATCAAGGTGGTGGTGGTCATATGTATAGAAAATTTGGTGATTATGACCCAAAAGATATTGATATGACAAGAGATGTTACCTACCAAGGTGTTAAGATTGGTAGAGAAGCTACAGAAAAAGGAATGGGTAAAACTGGAGTAGATGATTGGGCAGCACTATTATTATCTAAAGCCAATGAAGCTGGAATAGAACCACCTGAAAAGTTTTGGTATGATGGTAAGATATATGATTTAAATGCATCAACACAACCAACATATAGAGATGAAACATATACATATCAAGAAGCAAACCCTAAATATCAAACATGGGAGCAATCGTATCAAGCCGAACAAAAAAGATTGAAGGATTTGGCTAGTCAACCATCAGAGCCACAGGGAGAGTATACAGTTGAATATCTTGAATGGTTAAAAAAGACCGGTGTTCCTGAGAGATTTTGGGCTGATAAGGAAACTCAAGAAAACTTTGAGAAAAGAACTGGTGGAAAAGCATTGAGTGGTGGTGGCAAAGTTCAATATAACCCTGTATATCTACGTTGGTTATCAGACAATAGAATTTTAGAGAGTGAAGCAGGAAATGCAAAACTTCAGCGTGATTTTGAGATGAGATTTAAAGGGGAAACTGCAATAAAGGGAGGAGGAGATGCTGAAGAATACACAAGAGACTTTATTGATTGGGCTAACAAAATGGGTTTCAAAGTTGATGACCCCAGGGCAGCCGTTGAATATGAACGTAAAACTGGATTAAAGGCTAAAGCAAAAGCCGAGCCACAAGTTCATCT